GAATTTTTGTAGGTCTTCTCTAAACTTGGCGTAATCTAATTCCATCTTTTTACGGGCCTCTTCTACCTTTTTATCTGCTTCAGACATTTTGGCGACTGACTCGCTTTCTTTTTGAGCAGCTACGACAGAGCTACCAGTACTACTGGCTAAGCTCTTCCATTGATCTGGCCACTTAACGTTAGGAAACATTGAGCAGCCGGAAACTAGCAAACACAATAAAAGTATGTACATGTAGCGCATACTCATACTTACTGCAAATTAAGCGTTACAATTTAAAGTCGCTAAAAGAGCCTTCATTAAGAATATTATCTACTCCCTTTACATAGGATGAGATTTCAGTCTCTTGCGGGGCTACTTGCACTTTTTTACTATCATAAAAGCTATCCAACCAACCAGCTAGCGGATTAGACTTAGTTTCGTATAGCTTCTTAAGACCTAATGAGTTAAGACGGTTATTAGCAAGGAACTCTACGTAATGCTTGAGAGAGTCCGGAGTGAGACCTACTAAACTGCCCTTACTAAAGAGGTAGTCTACCCACTCTTTTTCGGCTTCTACTGCAGCACGGTAAAACTCATAGATCTTCTCTTCACTCTTCTTATAGGTAGATTGAAAGCCTTCATCGGGATTATCTCTAAGGTATTTGATAACGTTCTGAGTAATAGCTACGTGAAGGTTTTCATCCCGAGAGATTAAGTTAATGATCTTAGCGTTTCCTTCCATTTTACCTCTGTAACCGAAATAGAACGAACAAGCAAACGATACATAGAAGGTAAGACCTTCCATAATCTGAGTAGCAATAAGAGCTTCGAGAATTTGCTCTTTAGGGTCTTTGGTGTTGCCCATCAAAGCATCGTATTTACTAGTTAAAAAATGAGCACGCTTTACAATTTCTTTATCTTCAAGCACGGAATCAAAGAACTTAGTAGCATCCGGATAAACGTTCTGAAGAATGTAGGTATATGAGTTACTATGGATAGTCTCAAAGAAAGACCACACATTCATACAGATCTCAAGCTCAGGATTACTGACATGATGCATCATCTGATGGATCGAGCGGGAAAGCATTGAGTCTCCCATTGTCTGAAACTTAAGATTACTATCGAATACAAAGCGCTCTTCATCGGATAGTTTCTTATAGTCAGAAGCATCTTTAGTGAGGTTAACTTCTTGAGGGCGCCAGAAAAAGTTAAGCTGTTGATCGTAAAGCTCGTAAAGCTTGGGGTACTTTAAACGGTCATAGCGTTGTATAGCTAAATCTTTACCGAGAAAAAGCGGCTGTTTTGTCGAATCGACGTTTACTTTGTTAAGAACTGTTTTCATATATTATAAGGTGCATGCCCCGCCTGCGCAGCCGGAGTCATCCATTGGAATCTCTTCTTCTTGCTTAACTACTGGAGCTGCTTGCATAGCGGTTGATTTGTTATTGTTTAGAGCAGTTTGTGTATCGCCATCGTAGGTGTTAGTATAGTATAAAGTCTTAAGGCCGTATTTATAAGCGGTGAGTATGTCCATAATAAGGTCATTTTGCGACACTTTTCTGTTTGGATACTTGTTTACGTTATAATAAAGGTTAGCCGAGATACTCATATCAACGAATTTCTGTAGTGCGGCGACTACCTTGAGATAGCCCTCGTTGCCAGGCATTTCAAACGCTAGTGTATAGTTTTCTCCGTATTTTTCAACACCAGGCACGACTGAAGGTACAATACCGGCTTTAGAACGCTTAGAAGTAATAAGCGAGCGGGGTGGTTCAATACCGTTAGTAGAGGATTGAATAACCGCAGAAGATTCGCAAGGCATTAAAGCTGTTAAAGTACTATTACGAATACCAGTCTTTGCAATCTTCTCTCTTAACGCTTCCCAGTCTTGATGTAACTTCTCAGTGACGAATTCATCGATCTCTTTCTTGTAGGTATCAATAGGCAGAACACCTTTACTGAACTTAGTAAGAGAATATTTGTCACAAGGTCCTTTCTCTTGTGCAAGATCAGCTGAAGCACTTAGCAAGTAGTAGCTAACTGACTCCATTAGACGCGCGGCAAGATTAGGTGCTTTCTTATCCCAGTATTTTACTCCTTCCCGGGCAAATACTGCTGCAAGGTTAGTAATACCGATACCAAGGCTACGGCGCTTCTTGGCAAAGTTAGCTGCAGCGGGTGCAAAGTAGTTTTGATGATCGATAAGCTCGTCAAGCATACGAACGATTACGTCGCATGTTAGCTCCATGTCGTTATCATCTTTAATTTCTAACAAGTTAACTGCTGCAAGAATACAAACACCGATTTCCCCGTTTGCGTCTTCGATATTATAGATAGGTTTAAGCGGATGAGTTACTTCAACACAGAGGTTAGTAGTATCAACTTGTTCAAGCCAGGTACCGTGACTATTAACATGGTCCGCGTTAAATACATACATACGACCAGTTTCAAAACGCTCTTTAGAGAAGAGCATAAACAAATCTCTAGCATTAATAGTCTTTTTAGACTTAATGTTAGGATTCTTTTCAGCCTTTTCGTATAACTCCTTGAACCCGGACATACCGAAAGCGTTCCATAGTTCAGGTACTTCGTGGTACGAAAATAAAGTTACATTTTGATTCTTTAAAAAGCGATCATAGAACAAACCATCGAACGCAATACAGTAATCTAGTTTACGTACCCGGTTATCGTCCGTACCTGCATTATTTTTAAGAACTAAAATATCTTCGATGTCTTTATGAAAGAAAGCTACGTTAGCTGTAGCACTACCCCCACGAATACCGTTTTGATGGCAGCTTTTTACAGCTGATTCGAACATCTTAAGGTACGGAATCGGGCCGGTATGCACAACAGTACCATTTTGTACAGGGCTATTGACAGCCCGAATACGAGAAAAATTAATACCAATACCATAACGATTGGCAGTAGCAAAACCAATAGCATCATTACTTGCAAAAATTGATCTGAGTGTGTCATCTACGGTAATAAGCATACACGAGGCATAGCTCTTAAGAGTTGTACGCACACCAGCCATAAGCGGGGTCGGTAAATTAATCTTATGCTTACTGAATGCATTGTAGGCTTTTTTAATATAATCTAAACGACGCTCTTTATAGTTCTTAAAAAGTGTCATCGCAATAAGCATGTATGCAAATTGCGGTGTTTCGTATATAGTTTTACTTACCCGGTCTTGTACTAAATACTTCTCACAAAGTTGTTTAATGCCCGCATAAGCAAAGTCAAAGTCTCTGTTATGATCGATAATATCGTTTAACTTATCGAATTCCTTCTTGTCGTACCAGTTCAGAATTTCTGAATCGTAAACTTTATTATCTTCAATATTGACCTTTACAAAATCATAAAGCCTGGGTGCACCTTTACCACCCCAGACCTCTTTACGCAATTGGTAATTAAGTAAACGAGATGCAACTTCTTGGTATTGAGGGGTTTGTTCAGAAATTAAACCAGCAGCAGCTTCAATAAGCGTGTTATGAATATCCTTAGAAGTAATCCCGTCAAAGAATTGAAGATGGGCATTCATAGCAACTTGCTCAAAGGAAATACCTTTGATGTCGGCACAGGCCCATTGAAGTATTTTGTTAATTTTATCAGCAGAGAACTTCTCTCTCTTATCTGAGCGTTTAACAATAGTAATTTCTTTCGACATAGTAGACGTCATTGTAGTAGCGTTTTATAAAAATTCTAGTAACTGCGGGGAATATTATTTACACTCTTACCCTTTTTTATTGTACAGTTCTAGCTTTTTTACAATATATCTAACTATCTCGCTACGTACGATATCTGCTTCAGTCAAATAAAAAGTATGAACCCCCTGAATTTTGCTTTCGTCATCGTTAAAAACGTTACACATTTTTTCAAAACCTGATTTACCGTTAATATCGGATTGCATAGGGTCGCCACAAATAAATAATTTGCTAAAATGACCAATACGAGTGAGTAACGTGGTAATTTCCTTATAGGTACTGTTTTGCGCTTCGTCCATAATAATAGCTTTAGCGTTCCAACTTAAACCTCGAAGATAACCAGTGGGCTTACCCTCAATACGTTTTTCTTTTTGAAGATTGTTTATGTCGGATGTATCCAGCATTTCTTCGAGCTTTTCTAGTAATGGCTCAAGATACGGAGAAAGCTTTTCTGATGCGTCCCCTGGGAGAAATCCCATTTTATTGTCGCTACTCTCTACAATACTACGAATATAAATAATATCACTAATTTTTTTCATATTCATTAGCTCTAATGAAGCTAATACTGATAGAAAACTCTTACTACTACCTGCTGGTCCCGATAAAAATATTATTTTAGTGTTGTTATCGAGAGCAAGCTTAAGAAACTCTTTTTGTTTGTCTGTTAAATCCGGTCTTTGTCTTATTACTACCGGTCGGCCTATTTTTTCATTTTGATGTACTATTAGACTCTTGTCTTTAGTAGGCAGCTGTTGGTTGAGTTTAGACGGACGCTTTTTTTTGCTCATCTGTTAAATACTTATGCAGATCTATAAATATTATATATGTTATTTAATAATTTTGATATAAAGGTACAAAATTTACTAAAAGAGTTTACTGAAACCTTCCCCGTAGAAGAGCAGAGCGGACGTTGCACCAAGGTTACTGGTCAAACATCTTCTTCTCGTAAAGATAAAAAATATATGCGTTGTGCGCGGGTAGGTGGAAAATTAAAAAGAGTGCACTACGGAGATCCTAACCTACGTATTAAGAAATCTAATCCTGGGCGCCGCAAATCTTTTAGAGCGCGTCATAAATGCTCTACTGCAAAGCCGGGAACCGCAAAGTACTTTAGCTGTAAGAATTGGTAATTGTTTCTGCTCGAAACTAATGTTTCTATTAAGTAGCAGAAACAATATATACAATAAGAAACCCGCCCATTGCTGGGCGGGTTCTTTTTTGAACACCTATTAAGTGTAGACCTCTTAGAGGAATACGCTTTGTGTGCCTGGTACGAAGCTTGTGCCAAGTCCAGTTACAACGATGAGGTGATAATAGAGATTTGCACCGAAGATATGATCGATGACGCCGTAACGGGTCATTAAACCAACTCTTGGAGCGAAATCGTTCGGTCCGATTGTACGTTGTACCATTACAGGGATGTAAGGGCAATATACGATACCAGTGTCATAATACTCTGTACCCTTGTAGCCTAGAAGAGCATACTCAAGAACGGAAGCGCGGGTTCCAACTTGGTATTGAGCTTCTGTGCGGGTATCACGGTATACGTTGAAACGACCACCAACGGTACCAACTTTAGCGATACCTACTGGTTGTGTGTTGACGTTACCTTGTACTGAGCACCATTGGAACTCAGGTAGCATTTCTAACATTGCGCAAACGCGAGGAGTAGCAACGATGAAG